CATTAACAATTGTATTGCTCCATCTATTAAAAGAGGTATGCCTGTAATCAGACCATTTACAATACTATCTATTATTTGTGGTAGTGCATTTAGAATTGATTTAATAACTGTTGGAATTGCTTGTATTATTGCCATAAAGAATTGTATTGCTCCATTTATCAAATCAGGTATTCCATTTACTAATGCTTGTACTAATTGAGGGATCATATTCACAAATGCTGTTACAATTTGTGGTATCATTGTTCCCATTCCTTCTAAAAGACTCTTTATTATTTGAATGCCTGCAGTTACCAATTCTGGTAACAAATTAATTATTGCATTTATTATGGATTGCAGTAGATTTGGTAATGCACTAACTAAGCTTTGTATTAGTTTTGTAGCTGCAGATAACAAATCTGGTAATATTCCCTCTATTATTGATATTAATCGTGGTATAATTCCATTAATCAGCTCTGGAAGTTTCTTTAGAACTTCTTGTACTCTTGGAATTAAGTTTTCTGCTACTGTTACAACACTATCAATCATATTGTCCATTAAACCTGTAAAATCTGCATTGTCATCCGCTATTCCTACAAGCAAATTGCTCCATGCAGATTTCATAGAATTGACACTACCTTGAATTGTTGTACTTGCTTCTTTTGCTGTGGTTCCTGTTATTCCCATGTTGTCTTGAACTAGGTGTATAGCTTCAACAATATCTGCATAGCTTTCTATTGTTAGATCTCCAGCTTGACCTTGAGCTTGTGCTAATTTATTTGCATCGCTGATTAGCCTTTCCATTTCTGTTTTTGTACCACCATAACCCAATTTCAAGTTATCTAGCATTGTATAGTTTTGTTTAGCAAATCCTTGGTATGCATTTTGGATCATATCCATAGATGTTCCCATTTTGTTTGCATTATCGGACATATCGGTTATAGCTTTATCAGCAACTTGAGCAGATTTTTCTGTGTCTCCATTTAAGCTTTGTAATAATGAAGCAGAAAATGAAGTTACTGTTTCCATATATTGATTTGCAGAAAGTCCTGCGGTTTTATAAGCATTGTTTGCATAACCTTCAACCATTCCAGAACTATCTTTAAATAATGTTTCAACACCACCTACTAATTGTTCATAATCGCCATATCCTGCTATTGCTTGTTTTCCCACATCAAGTATAGCTCCACCTAATCTTTTTAAAGCACCAATTCCAGCTTCAATAGCATCTGCTGCTAAATTTGCCAGAACTCCTTTCATAACAGTAAAACCACCTTGAGAAGCTTCATTTGCAGAGTTGCCTGCATCTTTTATACTCTTGTCTAATTTGTCTGCCGCTTTATCAACACTTTCCATTTTTGTTTTATTTTCATCTAGATCACTAGACAAAGTTTTTACTTCTTTTGCTAGGTTCTTTGCTTCAGTAGAGTTCTTACCATATTGTAATACCGCTTCTTTATATGCTTCTTTTGCTTTATTAACCGCACTTTGTTGTGATTCGATTGTACTTGATAATTGACTGGTTGCACTTTTTGCTTTTTCTTCTGCAGATTGTACTTCTTTTAATTTTGCACTATAATTACTATATTCTTTTTCAGCTTTTGCTACAGTTGCTTCTTGATTATTTACAGTAACAGTTAAATCTGCAACTTGTTTCTTCATAGATGAGTGAGCAGATTCTGCTTTATTTAATTGGCTTTCTAAATTTCTAACTTCATCAGAATTTTCTCCATAAGTCTTTTTAGCTTCTTCTAGTTTTTGCTTTAGGTTCTCAACTTCAGTAGCAGATAATTTCTCATATTTTTGTGCAGTTTGTAATTGTGATTGATATGCTTGTAGTTTTGATGTTTGAGCTTCTATTGATGTTTTTAATTGCTTCAATTTAGCATTTAAACCATCTGTTGATTTTGACCAATCATCTAATCCACTACTAGCTTTGCTAAATTCTGATTTAGAGAGTTTCATTAGATTATTTGCTTCAGTTATATTTTTCTTAAATTCAGATATATCCAGTTTATATTTGGTTGTTATATCTTCGCCTTTATTAGCCACTTTTACTCACCTCTTTTTTAACGCAAATTAAAACCAGCTGTCTCCAGCTGGTCTCCTGTTTATTTTTTTCTTTTTGGTTTTACCTTTATCATCATAAATATTTAATCTTCTAACTAATAAAAATACTTCCTTTATTTTTTCTTTTCTTATTGAAAATGGTGTAACTGCTGGAAATCGTTCGCAAATTTGCATTTCCAATTCAAAGAATATTTGATAAAGGGGAACATCAGATATGTCCCCCTCTTCTAGTTTTTTCCGTTATTTCCTTTAGTTATTTGATTGATTGAATATGTTACTATATTAGATAAAGCATCTACTATTTCACTTATTTTGGTATTTCTTAATTCTTCGTCTGTTAAGCCTTCAAATACATCTTTAAGTAATGGTTTAACAATATCCATTGAATGTGCTAATACTTTTGCAACTGCCTTTAATAATTCTGTTCTATTATCTGCTTGGATATTATCAATATCCATAACATCTAATAGATCTTCTACTGTTCCAAACATCAAATCGTATGTTTCTGCTGTGTAAGTTTTAATGATTTTTCTTTTTTCATAAATATTTAATTTTAGATCCATTTTTTATCCTCCTAAGCTACAATATCTACTTTTTTCAAAGTATCTATTGTTGTAACAGTATCAAAGAATGTGCTTACATCTGCAAGACCTTTTGCCACATCAACATTGATAGCTTTTGCTACCTTTCCTGTTTTATTAAATTTGTGTGTTGTAGAAATTCCAGTATAAGTTATCTCTTGACCATTTGAATCTGTTCCATCATTTTCTGTTGCGTGTGTATTATCAGGAATATTAAATGTTCCTTTGTGTCTCCACACATATACTTCATCACCATTGGTTTTTTTAGTTTTGTATCCTAAAGCAAAATATTTTACTTTTCTTTCTCCTTCTATCAATGTTCCTGTTTCTTCATCATAATCTTGTCCTGTGATAAATGCTAGTTTATCTTGAGGAATTACAGATACAGAACATTTAATTTCATCTGCTCCTGTAGAATTAATTACGATTGCAGCCATATTATTATAATATTTTGATTCGCTTGAATTACTTGTAGTTTTTGAAATTTCTCCAACGCCAACTAATTCAATTACTTCTCCTGTTGTGTATCCTTCTCCCTCTTTATTATTATCTGTCAATACTTCAGCTATAACTAAATCTGTCACACCTCTATATTCAACAATTTCATCAAGATTTTTGTTCATGTTTTTACCCTCCTTATAAAATTTCTATTTTTTTAACGGCTATTCCTCTTCCTGTTTGTGTAGGTTCATCGCTTTCAACGTCATAGCCTTTACCACTAACTATGAACCCTTTTTCTTTTAATTTGCTTTTTGCTTTTAATAATTCTGTATTTACTAATTTAGGGTTGTTTGAATAAAATGCAACAATGAAAAGCCATATTGTTTTGTGTTCTTCATTATTGTAAAAGCTATCACCATCTGTACTCATATTCTTAAATGTAAAATATGAATCAGGATAGCCTTCTTCTTGATTCATCGTACCTTGTTGGAAAACTGGATAATTCAAACCTTCCAATGTACTAACTAGCTCATCTTCCATTTATCCATTCAACCTCCTTATTTCATTATTAAATATTTCTTTTTGTGCTTCTGCTACTTCTTTGCGTGTACTACTACCAAAAAAGGCATTGTACATTTTTGCATCTCTTTTTGTTTCTTCAGCTACACCTAGATTCTTTCCATATTGATTACTTACTGCATGGCTTTGTGTTCCATACATTAAAAATATTGAAGCTAATCCACCTTCGCTAATACTAAATCCTGTTTTTACACTTGCAAGAGTTCCATTCCATTCAATTTCTGCTTCTTTTCGTAGAGTTTTCTCTGTTTGATGTGTTTCATTATGTGGTGTTATTGCATCTTGTGCTTTTTGTGTAATAATTTCATGAGTTTTCTTTAAGGCTTTTTCTGATATGTTTTTTACATTACCATTTAATTTATTAAGTCTTGCTATTGCCTCTTCAAAGCCATCGAATTCTATGCGTGATTTATTACT